CTGCCTCAGGCGTCTTACTGACCTTACCGTTCGCTGCGGGTATATGTGGGATTACGCTGACTTTAACATCAACCATATTATCGCCCTGATGAACATCGAAGTCTCGGCTAGGGCTGAAACTCTTCTACGCCGTTTTAATGGTAAAGCTACGCAGCAAAAGATTAAGGAATTAACACATGATATAGAGAGTGCATTAGCATATGTTATTGAAGCTAGGAAAAATACTTATTTAATTGACCAGAAGAGTGGGGTTATTGTCAAATCTGCCAGAGGACTCCAGAGCGGGGAAAGGTCTACATCGGCTGTTAACTCAGAGTCAAATAACACTGATACTAATCTAGTTAGGATGGTGAGTGTTGATCTCCTCGGATACGACGTCCTAGATATTGTCGCTGACAAAACCGGCGATGACGCGTTTGAAACGACACGCACTGTAGGCGACGGAGTTTTGGCAGGTTGTCTATACAACCTAACTGTGGCTGCAGGCCAAGTTAAGAAGATCAACATAGCCTATAAAGAAGGTGGGGGGTCTGGCGAGTACCTAAGGATGCACTACAATGCCCGCGACAACACTGTCAATGGCTATCCAATAAGAGCGATGATGGGTTTTATCCATGGCGAATTCTTCTCTGATCCTTTGCCCCAACCTTTCGAGCGAGCTGCGGCCTTTATCTCGCAAGTACAGAAGCTCAGGCGACGTGGTTTTAACTGCCCCCCCCCGCTGCTTGAGTCGATTATTCGCACCAACTGTAGGCTAACGTACACTACGGCAGGTGGAATAAAGAAACACTTCATCCCGAACCTCAACCTGGTCATCCTGCCTACAATCCTGGGAGGAGTAGGCGTTAGTGAGCACGAGCATTCCCTTCTCACAGATGATTATAAATCAGTTGAGGATTTATTAGATACACCTCTTTATCGTATTATATTCATCCCTTCTGGAGAAGGGAAGAGCACGACTGCTCAAAGGTTGGGTCATAGATACACCGATCATGATACCCTGATTTCTATCGCAGTTTTTGACAGTCTTAAAAGTCAGGCTAGCGAAACCGGTGACTGGTCAATACTGAACAACTACCTCAAGCGAATCGCAGCTGATTGGCTCGAACAACCAGAGAATCGTTTGAGGGTTTTGTTATCCTGGGGGCCTGGGACGGTCCCTCACGGCTATAAGGCTGCCGCCTTTATACAGAATCAACCTAC